TTGAGGATCTTGAACACCTCAAGGTAGACATCCTTGCCAATCGTGGACTGAGTCAACTCATGGAAATTGATCCCACTCGGCGTGTGCATGAATATCCCCTGGAAGACGATGCCACTGCTGATCTCTTGAGTCGCGGTGATGTACTGGGCGTGACTCAAGGCGAGTCACCAGCCATGCGCAGACTGTTTAGAGCTATAAAGCCCACGTCAGTGCATGACTGTGTGTTTGCCACTGCCTTGGTACGACCCGTGGCCATGGAAGGTCGTCGCAAAGCTTCGTGGTTCCGAGACTGGACCGCAGAAGGAACCAAAGAACGTGCCATAGTATGCGAAGACGATGCCATAGAACGCATCATGAAGCTGATTGGCGTCAATGCCTACGAAGCCGACATGTACCGCAGAGCTTTTGCCAAAAGGAACGAAGAAAAAGTCATGGAGTTCATGTCCCGCCTGGGAGATCATCCGCTCAAGGATGATATCTATCGAGAGATGTTGAATCTGTCAGGCTTTGGTCTGTGCCGTGCTCATGCCGTGAATCTGGGAAGATTGATCTGGGCCTTGGCCTATCAAAAAGCACACAATCCGCGTGAGTTTTGGCGTGCAGCCCTAAAACACTGTCAGGGCAGCTATGCCAAGTGGGTCTACAGAAACGAAGCCAAACGTGCAGGCTGGGACCTACGTGACTTGGGCTTTGACAACTGGATCACAGAAGATCCTGTGGAAAGTTTTCTTCACCACGGCGCCTGGAACTCACCAGGATTTCTACCCAACATGGGTGTGAGAAATCTCTATCTAGACAACTTTGAATTTGCTGGCATAGTGGCCAACAGCAGAGTGTTCAAACGCGACAAGAAAAAGTACATTCATTTCATTACCCTGGGAGTGGGCGAGGGTGAGTACCTGGACCTCATTGTGGACAATCCAGTTAAATACAACTCTGGATCAGTGATCATGGGCAATGGCAAGATGTCCAGTCGCGATGGTAGTCAATTTTTGCAGTGCTCCAGATCCAATATCAAGAGCTTGCCCATCAATGATTATTTAGAAATTTGATCCGCAGTAGTCATCGCACACCACCAACCGACCCTGATCATAGTTTGCAATCTGCCATGATGTCTTGACTGCTGCAAACCATTCAATGCATTCCTGCAAAGAATATTCCAGAGCATTGTTTTTGGTCATCAAGGCTGCTACTTGTTTGTTCACAGCTTGGTAATACTGCCCACGACCATAGGTACGAGGATACATGCCTGTCCAACAGCAGGGACTGACATCACCATTGGCAGCCATATAAATGCTGCGATTTCTCTGTGCATCGCATCTCACTCTGCGTCGGGGTTGACGATTTTTCACAATGTCTTGCAGCAATACGTCATCGGTCTGCTTTTTATGAAACAACACTGGAAAACTGGTCTCGCCCTGATAATCCCCCAACACATGCGACAGATTTCCGTTGCCGTCAAACACCGGTGCAGTATCTCGTCCGTGATCTACTAACTCAAATTTTTTAAAACCCAGTTCGACACTGAGTTTTTTGCACTGTTTGATTTGATCAACATTGTGCTTGAACTTGATCATTTGCCACACTGCTGTTCCGCCTGCTGCAATAAAAATTCCAGCATTGCGAATTACTGTGGACCAAACTGTGTTCTGACGATAGAGATGGTGCGTGTCTGCTAGGCCATCCAATGCAAACACTACCGTGGCACCAGCCTTGGCCAACCTCTGCCAAAACTCTTTGTCACGAGCGCCGCCATTGGTGTTTACTGTGATTTTGATTTTGCTATTGCAGTTGCGAAAATACTCAACGATGTCGGCCCCGTCGGGGTTCATCACAATGTCGCCAAAGTTTCCGTTGATTCTAACAGTTTTGATTTGTTTCAAGAACTGCGCACTGAAGATCTGTTTGGCCTGATCCAGTGCTAGATATAGTTCAGGATAGCCGCCGTTGTAAGGGTATCCCCAAAACGTGCGCGGACACCAAGGACATGCAGCGTTGCACAGTGTGGCCGCTTCAAGATGTATGTCGCGTATTTTATCATACGCAATCATGTCTGCTTGATACGATTCAGCAGAGTTTTCAGCTTGGCAGATTGCACGTCAGCTGAGATTTTTCCTGGCTCGTCAGCCACAGTGGCGTTGGGTTCGTCTGAAGTAATCTGGCTTTTTGCCTTGATACTTTCATAGATGCTGGGTGCTCGCTTTTTGAATTCTTGATACTGTTCATCTTCAGCGAGGTCAGTAATGCGCATGGTTTCAATGTTGTACTCCAGGTCAATTTTTTGTCCCACGCCGGTTGACGAGCGACTCTTCATACACTGTATTTGATACTTGCCACGCTCACGCATGGCTCGCGAAGTAAAGATACCAAACACGTTGTCTGCTGTGTTGATTTTACTGATACCACCTGAAATATGACTGTGGTCAAATTCAATTTCTTCTACTGCACTACGATTCAACTGCGATGCTGTGATCATCAACAGTGACAGTTCCTTGGCCAAGTTACGTAGTTCTTCACTCACATACTTGTCTTTCACAAACAAGTCATTGGGACTGACCTTGGCGCTCACGGGCATCAAGAGATCCAAGTAGTCTACCATGATAAAGTCAACTCGGCGTCCGGTCTTGATCTGATACTCTTTCAAGTATGCACGAATGTCATTGATGTTGCTCTGTGCTGGCAATACTTTGATCTGATAGCTGCCGGCCTTTTTGCCCACCATCTTGACCTTGAGTGCTGCTGTTTCTTTGTCTTTGCGTATTTCCTTGGTGCTCATATTTGTGAGCATGGCCGATGTACGCAGCCCTGTGAGTTCTTCACTGAGTTCCAGCGTGACATACACACCATGCAAGCCCTGTTGCACCCAGTTCAAGGCAATGTTCATCATGACCAAGCTCTTGCCTGACCCTGAGCCGCCTGCAAAGATGTTGAGTTCGCCTCTACTGAAGCCACCGTACATGATTTTGTCCAGCTGTGGCCAACCTGTGCTGACTTGACCTCCTGCATCAAAATACTTGCTAAACATGCCTTCAGGATCAGCCCAGAAGTCTGTGCCTAGATCCTTGGTGAGACTGATCTGTACAGCATCTTTGATCAGTTTCTCCACAGGTTCAAACTCACCTTTCTCCAATAAGTCTGCACTCTTGAGAATGGCACGTTCTAGCTCTTGACGACGAGTAAAAGACTCAAACTCAGTCATGAACCATTCAAAGTGTCCTTCATTGAGATCCGGCACTGCCTCAAGTCGCACGCCTGTGGTGGCCTGTATCTGTGTGCGGTCTGGCATGGTCTTGAAGCGGTCGCTATGTTCTCGAATGAACTCAGCTGCTGGCCTCAAACTCTTGTCAAAGTTCTGTGGATTGAAGATATTCTGCACTCGCACATAGCTGGCAGCATCTTCCAACATCATTTCCAAGAACAATCTTTGAACGTCAATTCCGTAGTCTTTGAGCATAGTGATAATTATAACATTTTGTGTTGCACTGTTGTTGATTCTTGGATAAGTTGAGCAATGTCTGGCATGTAATCTTCAATGTTGATTTGTTTTATGTTGTCCTGTGTTTGGATTTCTTGGACAAATCGAGGCCACAAAGCATGTTCGGGAGTTACCTCACAGTTGAACCAAGGCGGGTCACTCACATAGGTTTCAAAATGTTTTAGTTGCATTTTCTGCAACCAAGCCACAATTTCCTCACGCAAATGATAATTCAAATTGCTGATGGTTACATTGACCACAACTTCACTGAAAATTTCTTGATACACCGCCAGATTTTTTTCCATGGCCGACCAACTCAATGGATATCTCAAATACTCGTACACAGACCCAATGCCATCAATACTGACACAACAACTGATGTCAGTGAACTGTTTGAATAGTTCACGTTGATGTTTGTTAGGTGTCACACTGCCATTGGTTACAAAACTGACCCTGCAGTCGGTGTTGCCAGCCTGTAACAGTTTTTGCAACACATCAAAACTTTTGTCCAGCAACAAAGGTTCGCCACCCAAAAGATTGAATCGTTTGGCTGCGGTCCAATCCACTGTGCTGCAGAAGTTTTGCCAACGATCGTCAACTGCGGTATTTTCCGATCTAATGCTCACAGTGCGTTTTTGCAGTGACCTCCACAATGAACTAGATTCAGGCCCGCAAGTGACACAAGCACCGTTGCAAGTGCTGCCAAGAAACAGTTGATACATGTTGATGTGTGATTGGCCTTGTGCAACATCATGGGCCAAGAATTCTAGATCCCTGTTCATTTTGAAATCAAGGAATCTATTTTCCATCTGTCTGCGACTTTCAATGCCTTGGCTTTCAGACTGCCAGCATCTTTGGCATTGGCTGGGTCGTTGTCCTGACAAAAATTGCTGTTGTAACTGATGTCTTGAGATATCCTCATCAATCCAACAGCACACAGTTTCTACACCTGAGCGCAGATCAAGTTCTTGACTGTACCAAGGAATCACACAAAAGTTTTGCATCAAGATTCACACCACAGTCTGTTCATTGTTGTTCTAGCTTTTTTTTCAATCGTTTTAGCTTCAATGCAATCTTGACTTTGCTGGTTTCACGTGCTTGCATGATAGTCAGCAGCGTGACCAGTTTTCCCAGCTTGATCACAGCATCGTTGACATCTTTCACTCCCGCTGGCCAGTCAGGCATGCTCACAGACCAACCCAGCTCCACTGCACGTTCTATCAAGGCCAGTCCAGCGCGATCTTGATCAGGCACCACCACGATGTCACGATCTAAACTGCGTATCAATCTAGCTTGTGCATCTGAAATATCAGCATGCATCACAGCCACTCCAGATATTGACAGTGCATCAAATATGCCTTCAACCACAATCACCTGTTGCCAGTTGTCGTGCTGCAGGTCCATGCCAAACACATAGCCAGGTTGGGTGTCTGATATGTAACGTGGTTGTTTGTTGTCTAAAAATCTACAGGTATAACCCACCACGCGATGATCATAGGTAAATGGAATCACCACGTGAGGTCTGGTCCAATGCACACCATCATTCTGTATCTGAACCTGATATGGATAGTCCATGGGCACACAACGGTTTTGCAGATATTGCCAATGGATGTCATGTTCGGCGGTGAGAGCTTCGGCAAAGGGTGGCAAGTCGCGTTCTTCGAATTCAATGCCTGCAATAGAATCTTGCAGTTGACGACGTTGATCCAACACACCGTGTATGCTTCGATGTCGCAGACTTTCAAGATTCAACTGCTCAACTTCTTGTTCAGGCACGCCCAGCCAAGTCAACAGTCGACGTGCCTTGTAACTGAGAGTGCGTCCAATGATGAAACTGGCTTTGAATCCGCAATTGAAACAGTGATAACTCCAGCCCTGATCGGTGGCTTTGAAACCACCGCGACCGCGTCGATCTGCGTCGTGTCCTTGATGTTGACAACACACTGCATTGAAACTGACCCAGCCCGACGGAGTTTGGCGTCGTCGTCCAGGAATATAGTTGCGCACATCTAGCATCTAGCTATTATAGCATAATGCACAACAGTCAACAATGATTATCGGTATTGTAAATTTTGAACTTTGCCATTGGTGATCAGCACTGTGGCACTGATGCTGCTACCAAACTGAATTGGCAGATATCCGCTGCCGCCTTCAACAACAGCAATGCTGCTCACGCTGCCGTTGCCGCCAATGGTGGCCACAGCTCTGGCCCCGGCACCGTTGCCCAAAATTTCCACATAAGGAGCAGCTTGGTAATAATAACCAGGATTGGTCACTGTGATGCTGGTCACAACTCCATCAACCACTGTGGCCGAAGCCTGTGCTCCGTAACCAATGCTGTTGTTTAGAGCCACTCGCAGCAGTGGATAGTATCCCACTGCATTGAAAAAGATGGTGCTGGTTTCATTGAGATATTCGCGGCTTTCTGTAACATCATACCAAACACTTTCATAGTTGGCTGCAGCCTGTAGTTTCACAGTTCCAGTGTAGCCAACCAAATCCATTTTTACAGTGGTAAAGCTGCTGCCATTGGTGGGAATAAAGCTGCTGTAGAATTCGGTCTGCTGAATGGCGTTTTGTGGTTGTGGGGTCAGTGCCCAGTCTGGCCAACTGGTGGGATTGTCACCTACCCATTGATTTTTGCCATACACATCGGGCACTGTGAGCTCTGCGCTGGGAATAAACTGCGGCAACACACTGTCTACAACATCAGCGTAGCCCCTGGCACCAGCATTGTCGTCCACAAACACAGCCTGTTGATAATCTCCCTGAATGCGCTCAATGCTGTAGCTGGCAGGCTGTGCAACAATGTTGTCAGTGTCGGTGCTGTCCAACACAACTTTGACTCTGCCCAGTGTGGTGCTCAACACTGTCATGGTTTTTTCCAATAGTTGACGGTCGCCTGCTTGATTCAGCAGGCGAAATTTGAATGTGCTGCCCAAAATGTTCACGGGTTTTTGATCTTGATTCAAAAACTCAAACAGTAGAACATTGTCAACACCCTTGTTGATGGTTAGATATTTTGCGTACACTGGGTCGTACCTCGCTGTGAAATATTCTCCACCGGTGTCAATCAATAACACTTTGGTAATCTGTTGATATAAGTAAACGGGTGTCGAATACATAGAATCCTCGACACGTATTTATGGGCAACACTTTGTTTGAAAAACTGACTGAAAAATACCCTTTTATTACTCTATGCGTTTACGCCAATCAAGAGTACGTGGGCATAGTACAAAACAGGGACGACATCGTCACCACCATATACGACTTTGGCAGTGTACAAGACCAAAATGCCAAACTAGAATTTCTAGAACTAGCCAGTGTTTGGTGGTGGGAAAGCAATAGAAGCATTCCTATCAACATTTTCCTGCGCCAAGACTGGCGAAAATTTAGGCACACGTTGCGCACTTTTGTCAACAAAGATCTTGAAATTATTCACGGTCCTGCCTGTAGTCTGCTGGATATTACCCGCAAAAAATCCAAACGCAAGAGCATCACTCTGGTACGACGTCTTGATTGAGCAGATTCATATGTAACGCCACCAGCATGCTGTAGCTCACAGCATGTGATTTTTTGAACACAAATCCCCTGCTGCTGTCCCCATCCCATACCGAAGCAAACACCTGTGACCAAGGTTGCCGCTGTAGGTGCGCCTTGCCTGGCCTAATTATACTGATAAATGCAGCCATGCGTTCAATACTGTCAGGGCGCATCACTGCCAGCAGATCTGTGTAATTGCCCACATGCACCAACTGCTTGGTCCATTCTGAATCTTGCCACAGTCTTGACCAGGGAGGTTCTTGACTCAACATGTCATCAAGATGTTGTTGGTCACGCACCAATTGATACACTCCCATGTTGAGAAAGTCTATCTTGAAATAACCACGCTGTTCGGCCTGTTCGTAGTCTATGGCAGCACAGCCGTTGACTGGATCTTGCGGAATGTCTGTGACATACACACCGCTGTTGTGGCGGCGTGTTTGCCCCTGCACTGTATGCCGTGCTGGCGTGTGTCGAATCAAGCTTAGTATTTGATCACGGTTGGCCAAGTCAATGTCAATGTCTGCGCTCATGTCTTGATCAGGGCCTCAACCATTCGTACTTTTTGTTCTAGTTCACGAAACTGATTCAACAGATCAGCAAATGCTGGATTGTTTTCTGCCAGAGTCTGTCGTTCTTGTTCTTCTCGCATTTTTTTCTTGGCCCAGTCCAGTGCCTGTTTGGAATCTGGGGCAAGATCCACAGTGGCAGCGTTGGATGGGAGTCGCATCCATGCATTGCCATCAAAAACTTCTGTACATTGATGGCTGGCATTGTAGCGAACAGCACCGGCCACTCGCGCATGTGCATACTCCTGCCAGTTTGACACATACACAGTGGTAACGTAACCACCTGTGATGTTTATGTGTTCACTGCCGGTTAAAATAGTTGTAATCATCGGTGTCGCTCTCTATTACCATCCAGCCTGAGTCAACATTTCCTTGACCCAGATTTGATCGGCTGGATAACTTGAAAATCTCTTTTGCCAAACATCACTGTCAAGATAGGGCCATATCAAACTCAGTTCCTGTGCTGAAAGAGTGGCCAAAAACTGCTGCCCACTTTCGCAGTTGTATATTACCCAGGGGCTGATTCGTCCCGTGGTTATAGCATAACATATTGCATTGACGTTGCCAAATCTCAAACAGTCATGAGCCGCAGCCTCATTGCGTTCGGCCCACTCAATGCTGTATTCAATGGCCCGTGTCAGTGCCACGCCGGGATTTTCTTGTGGAAGATAATGCGTCAAGAACTCTGTGTACAGTTGATCACTGCACCAACGGTCAATACGTTTGTTGTTTTTGAGCAACCAGTTCAAAAACTGTTCAGGATCCAAGGCATGAATGTCTATGCAATATTTGCCAAATTGCACAAAAGCACGATAGTAGGGACTGCGGCAGAAGTCTTCATAGGTCTTGAGACGACTACTGCCATGAGCTGCTTCATAAAAACGTAGAAAGGCCTGATAGCCTAGCTGTACATCACGATTGTTTTGGTTGCGACGACGCTGTGCCTGCTCGCACACATGCACAACCAAACTCTGCTCGCGTTGAAACGTGCGTTCACAGTATTCGCACTTGAAGGTCATTTTTTGTCTTGACCACTGTCACGTTCGTATTGGCGTAGTTCTTCGTCTGTGGTTATCTGCATCATGACATCTATTTCGTCATCACGATAGTGTGGGAAAATTTCCTGCAGTTGTTTGCGACGGGCACTCTGTCCCGCTGCTTTTTTCTTGGGCGCTATCCATTGATGACGTTGTGGTCCCATGTCCGGACTCACTGTGGTGGCCATGAGCCACTGTAGTTTGGGATGCCGGTTCACTGCAAAAAAATTTGTGTTCAACAATTCATTGGTGGCAATCACATAGTATTCCTGAAGGTCGCGACTACCAGTCACACTTGATCCCCAGCGTATCATGAGATAGTTGCTGAACTTCTTGCGTTCTTCGTCAGTGAGGTCATCATAGAATGATCTAGATTTGAGATCAAACTGGCGCATTTCGTACTGTATGGAAAGTTTGTCACTCATGTTTTGTAAGGTTGTATATCATTTTAACATGTTCTAGAGCATCATGTAAAGTGGGATTGGTTTGTGCAGCCCGTCTAATGTTGCCCCACAACTTGTCTTCACGCAGTTGACTAATTAGATCTCTTTGATCTTGATCAATACCAATCAGCACACGCTGACTGGCAGGGTCTCCCACACGCCTAGCATAGGTATGCCCGTTGACTTTTTCGTAGACGTAAGTGGCGCCAGGTTCAAGTTGACTAGTGATTTCGTTTTCCATCAAACACACAGTTGAATAACATGTCTATCTCACCGTCGTTGATAACACGGTGAAAAGCACCATCGGGAATCAGCACAATGTCACCGCTGCCTACTTCAAACGGTTCGCTGTGTTCATCGCCCACGATCATTTTGCCATGACCGCCCACAAAAAAGTAAATTTCTTCTTGCCCTGCATGTCGATGTCCTCGTGTTTGTTGTCCCACTCGCAATCGTGTGCTGCTCAGCACCAGATTGTTCAGTGTGCGATTGTCTCTCACACAGTATACTTCATTGTCTAGCACAACTTCGCCGCCGATGTTGTTTTTGCGTAATTTGATTTTCATGTCACCATGCCCGATTGTAGTCTACTATCTCACAGTTGCGACTGATGTCTTTCACAAAGTACACGCAGTCAGGTTCTGTATCGTCGCTGAGAGGAACGGCCAACAGTTGACCGTTTTTTAGTTTGGGTGCATACCACGACACTTCGTGATATACATCCAAGATTTCAATGTCAGGGAAACTGGGTCTATAACTGCTGAGTGGATTGAATTGAAACACCTTGAATCCGCGATCATTGATCGAAGTCAGCGGCAATACTTCTAGATCTCCTAGATCAGGTTCACCTATCAGAATCTGCCAGTCCATGGGCATCTTGACTGTGTGGTTGCCTATGCGCAGCACCAAGGCTGGACTGTTGAAACTTTCCAAAAAAATCAAAGGAATAAAATGGTAGTCTGGATCGCGCGGATCGCTGTTGTCCAGTATTGCAAACCTCAAGTCATCTACCTCTTCCGGTAAATGATCAAGATCATAGCACTCATTGTCTAGTGTTAGTATTCTCATACTGTCAGTATAGGTTATTGTTTGGTATTTGTCAACGACTCAATGTCATCCACTCCAAACGTTCTTGTGTGAATGGATAGTTGGCTTCGCGATAGTACACTTTGCGTTTGGTGAGATGTCGCTTGGCAAACTTGCAGGTACTGGTCACGTCCCAGATTTGTACAAAGTCTTTGTCTTCAGCTTTTCTGATACCGCGACCAATCGATTGTATAACTCTAACGAAGCTTTTTCCCGGTTCAACAAGTACAAGATTAAAGATACGGGGAATATTGATACCCACAGCAGCCACACCATAGGTAGCAACAATAATTTTGTCATCAGTTTCTGCAACTTCATCATAGTGTTCTTTTCTTTCAGCAGTCTTGGTAGCACCACTCACAAACACAGCACGGTCGCCCAGGCGCTCTACCAAGGCCAGGCCTGCTGCCACACGGTCCACCAGCACCAAGGTATTGCCAGTTTCACGCACACGAGCAATCAATTCGGCCATGGTATCAAGTCTGCCAGATTCTTCTAGAAGATACTTTAACTCGCTCTGATAGTTGCTGAACTCCACATGGTCCTGGAGCTGCACTATGTTGACATGGCACTGTGCCAGCACGCCGCGATCCTGCAGTTCACTAGCTGCCAAGCGATTGACCACTGGACCCAAACTCACAGTCAGTGCCACAGACTCAAACTTTTCTTTGGGTATGGTTCCTGTCAGCCCCCAACGCATGGGTATGCGACTCATGACACCCGTCAATAGGGTCTTGAGTGCGTCGGCCTTGGCCATGTGTACTTCGTCCACAATCACACACACCACATCTTCCAGGAACTCTTGTATGGTGATGTCTGCTTCATGATTGCGGGTGTTCTTGAGCAGTACGTTGAGACTCTGCCAGGTGCATATGGTGTGCTGTCGTCCAAATTCTTTGCGTTCGCCATAGAACACACCCACATCCAGACCCATGTTGACATAGTCAGTCTCGGTCTGTGTCACAAGACTCTTGTTGGGTACAATGACTATGCTGCGACCATGTGGGGTGACTGCATTGCTCAAGGCCGCTGTGATCACTGTTTTGCCTGCACCCGTGGCCACTTCTTGAATGCACTGCGGATTCTCAAGAAATGTATTGATGATTTCTACCTGATAGTCACGCAACTGCATGGGCTGACCCTGTTGTGGGTGACCCTTGGGCCACAACACATGACCGTAACTGTTTTCATCCACGGCTGTGAATTCAAACGTGGTAGCATAGTCACGTTCATCAATCAGCTCAATGTCCCAGTTGTTCTGTTCCAGCACTGACAATATTTCAGGCAAGAGATTGATGTAGGTACTGCCGCCCAGTTGAAAATAACTGACCTTGCCATCCCAGCGGCCTAGTCGCACAGCCGGTAGATATCGTGCATAGGGTACATCGTATTTGAAGGCCTTGACCAAATCTTTGCGTGTGTCAAGATCAAGACCTTGAATACGCACATTGACTTCGTCCTTGACCACTATTTGGCATTGTCTCATGAGTGTATTATAAATATTTTTGTGCTAGATGTCAAATTTCATTGCGGTGTAATTCCTGGATTGTTTGATCAAGTTGAAGTCGAGGACATGATTCGAACCTTTCGTCGTTTCCCCACAGTGGAATATGAAGGTGCTGGCAATGCCATCTACGGTGTTGATCAAAAGCATTTGGCCTATCTATGGTTCAAACGCTGTTGTTTCCGAAGAATACAACAACAATTTGGCGACCATGTGCAATTGATTTTTGGCATGCTGTTGGATTGCCATGACCCATTTGGCATACATCATGACCTCAAGCCGTTGCCAGAACCCCAGGGCAAGCACCATGTCAGTTGTTTGATTCCCTACAGTGTGGACAATGATGTTTCATTGTGTTCACAGGCTGCCACTGTTGTATTTAATGAAACCTTGAGTGATTTTGAGCAAATGCCCTGTGTTGAACACAATGCTGCCCATCTACAACAAGATCTTGCGCATGTGCCTTTGCATCAGCTGCAGAAAGTGTCCGTGCGTGAATGGATTACTTGGAACCCAGGCGACCTGGTATGGTGGGACAGCCACTTGGCTCATGTCAGCAATGACTTTAGAGCCCTGGGTCATGTCAGCAAACAGGCCATTGTGATACACACCTATGTGGTCTAAAGATCAACTCAACACTCGCAGTCTTCCACCTCTGCAGCCACCACTGTTTGGAGACTTCCATGATCAAGTCACCGCACAGGGACACATGTATCGTGGCAATGATGTGGCAGCAACTTTCATTGCCACCTTTCATGACTACCTTCTAAGCAGCGAACTCAACAGTGTGCGCGGACTTGAACTGTTTGGGCAACGTTGTGTGATTCAGGGTTGCAATCATTTCATTGACAACCTGCTGCAACGTCATGGCATTGACGGTTTGCAAATTTTTGAACACGACTACCGTTACTACAGTCGCCTAGCACCGGGACGGACCTGGGCACAGGTGGGTGCGCTCAAGCCCGGTGTTCCGGTATTGATAGCAGCACCATTTCCTGGTGCGCTGGACATGCACTGGCAATGGCCGGACATCGTGGCCGAATGTGAACAAAAACTCATTCCCATACACATTGACGCTGCCTGGCTGGGTTCGGCACGAGACATTGACTTGGATCTAAGCAGTCCGGTCATACAGTCTGTGGCATTCAGTCTCAGCAAAGGTCTTGGCTTGGCCTGGAATCGCATTGGTGTACGTTATCATCGCTATCATGATCCCTGTGACAGCATCACCATCTTCAATCAGCACAGCATGATCTCGGAAGTGGCCATGCGGGTTGGAATCGCTGCCATGCAACAAATTCCCGTGGACTATCTTTGGAACACATTTGGCGAGGACTATCATGACTGGTGTCGTGAACTGCGACTGCGACCAACCAAAATCATACATGCTGCCATGAGTCTGGATCGGCGCACACTGTACAGCATGGCAGAAATTTTGCTCAAAAAAACAGGCACCGAAGTGCCTGTGTAAAAGACTGTGTTGTTCACACAGTCGGGAGCAATCTTTAGCCAACCTTCATGCAAGTGGTCTCTGCCAGACGACGCCAGTTGGGGCTCATCTTGCGCAGGTCAGCAATCTTCAGTGCCATGCGCAGACTCATCTCACGCAGACGATTCTGATTGTCGTCCATGAACTGAATGATCTCGTCGCGCTGTACAGGCTCAAAATCATAGCCATCAAACAACACACCGTCGTCTGCAATCTGTCGGATACGCAGGATCTTGTCACGCATGGTGTCCAGGGTAAGGTCCAAGTAGTGGCAGCGTGACTGCAATGCATCCAAGTGGTCGCGCAGTTTCTGCGACTTCATCTTGTCAAACTTGAGGTTGGTAATAAAGATCACACTACCCTTGAATTCAAAACGCTCAGGAATGCCTTCACGACGCAGAGCGCTGCTCTCACTGAGCCAACTAATGGTGCGCTTCTTGCCGGAGTCCAAGGCACCTTTCAGCAGGTTCAGTGCAACGTCGTCTAGCAAGATTGAATCACAGTCGTCGAACACAATCACGCAGTTGGGGTCTGAATACTTGTACAGGGTCATGTACAGGCCGATTGGTGTAGCCGAACCTTTCACAACCTCGGCTCGCAAGCGTCGGCCAGCCAGTTTGTCAAACAGTGTGGCCTTTTCAATTTCTTGCTCAACACCAAAGCTCTTGCCAACGCCGGGCGGGCCGCTCACAATCATGGCACGGATGTCGCCGTTGACTGTGGCCTTGGTCATTTCATGCAGGATTTCAAAACGCTCACGAATGCGCTGAATGGCCTGCTCGTCGGTTTCCGCTGGTGCTGCCACGGGCTTGTCAAATTTTACAGTGTTGTCGATATTCATGCTGTTGGTATACTCCATGTCTGCGATGCTGTCAACTCGGACGCGGATCACATCGCTAAATTTAGGGAAAGTGCCATTGTTCTTGACTGTAACGTAATTGCCTTTGGCGCCGGTCTGGAATCCAGACACAAGTTCAAACACAGTATTTTCAATCGGGAAGTTACGATAGCTGCCACGCAGAATACGAATTGTGCTCATTTTTGCTCCTTGTTTTTACGTTATGTCATTATTATATGGGATCTAGTCTTTTTTGTCAACTGTTGCTTTTTTAGCAACTTTGGGGTATTTTCTGCACCAAATACAGCGGTCTGCAGGGGTGTTGTAAAAATACAACTGAGTGTCAAAGCCAACAAACCCACACCCTGTGCAGGTATACAGCGACATGGGCGGCCCCCACGGACCCTGGGCTGCTGCCAACTGAGCAGTGCCCAAGTCCACCGAACAAGGTCTAGGCGCAGTCATATTCTGCAGGATCCAGCATGTCGGCTTCCAGCACCGCATCTTGGTAGGAGCCAGCTGCCAACATCACATTGGCACCGTTGCTGTAGCAGGCCATGTAGGAACCCGCCACCGGATCGTGTTCAATTTGAATCAGAAATGTATCCATTATTTCAGTCCCCTGATGTAGTCAATGAGTCCACGGGCTTGACGCAGGTCGCTGTGATCCACGGCCTGATCAATCATGTCCAATTGTGCCTGATGCAGCTCTGTCAATAGATCATCTATTGCCTCACGGATCTGGCGTTTGCGATTCAGTGTGTATCGCACGGTATATTGGTGTTGACTGTAGTTGGGTCGGTCCATGATCAATCCCAGTTTTTGAAGTCGCCTTGCAGCTCGTTGTACTCATAGCCGGCCATGTAGTCCATGTATTCACGACTGCCTGGTTCTGGTATGACTTTGGCGCTGGTACCAGTACCGCCTTCATAATAGTGCGGGTCGCGCGGTCTGCGATAGTAACTGTCTGCGCTGCCGCGATCAAACGCACCACCATGACGTCGATTGTAAACACGACCCCGGAATTCTGTGACTTCTAACATGCTTGCTCCTTGTTGTTTACTGTACCACTATTTTACAGCATCAGGGATTTTTGGTCAAGTCAGCAGGACCTGGGCTAGATGATTCCCGGCCAATAGCAAAACAGCAACAGTTGCGCCTATTGCTGCACCGGTTGCTGTCCAAACCACCAATTCACGCAGAGTTTGCATAGTGCCTCCCGTCAAGAAACATATATTAGCACAACAGAGAATTTCAGTCAATGTTGCTGATTCAGCAACATTATTTTGCCGCAGCGGGCGATTTGTATTTGATCAAACAAAAAGATCGGAACTCCTTGGCTGCCCAGGTTTCTCGGGCTTCCATGCACTGCTCGTATGTGGCATATTCCTTGTTGTAGACAAATTTGATTTTGTCTGTTTCGGTCCACAACTGTACACTCAGTATCCAAACAATGATTTCCATGTCTGTCTCCCACTCACACAGTCAACTGTGACAATCACCCACGACCTCCAGGAATTTGTAGGTCCCGATGATATTGACTTTCAACACTGTTTTTCACCGGCGGCGCTGGATACTTGACATCACTGGGCACAGGCAGACCAAACAGTGTGAGTATGGCGTTACGGTCAGCGCGGCTCATGCACACTTGGGCGCACTCTCTAGCAATGAGTTCTGCGAACTTCTCGGTATTAAAACTGTCCACCTGGTAAGTGTCAATACATTGTGACTTCAATTTATTGACTAAATCATTCATCGTGCCATCCTTTCTTTTCTGCAGGCTTCTTTCATCTCATTGGTATAGTCCGGGCTTATTTCCGCGATGCTGCAATCAATTGTGCGTTGATCGCTGGGGTAATAAGCCAGAGCCAGAAATACACCTATGGCTATGGCCAATAAAATCAATAAGAACTCTTTGTTAATCATTTCAATCTCCTGTTATTTAGACAGCATGCGAGCCAACTCGTTGTGAAGCAGAGCCACCTCGTCAGCAGGCACGTAGAAATCGGTCAGCGGATCCCAATACTCGCCTTCCTTGACATCGTAGTAAAGCACACGACCAGTGGCAAAGAAGAACGGACCTTCAAGACCCCGGCGCGGTTGCCAACGTGCATCGCGCTCACCTAGTACGGCATAGCCCATGTCAAAATCCTTTTTGATCAAATGTTAGACTTCAACGGTTTTCCAGGCAGCACGAGTATATTTGTCAAAAACTTCAACAACCTCATCGGTAGATATCTGGAGTTCACAGGCAATGTAGTCAGCAGTGTCAGATCCAAAGCCATATGGGTCGCCCATTTCTTGTGCCAATGTGAAAATTTGTTTTTCGATCTTGGACATGATGTTCTCCTATCAATAAGACTGGTGGCTGTGACCGATTGAGTAGACCACGGTGCCCTTGGGGACACCATGATAGTCGTACTCCCGTGCCTCTGTGGTGTAGGCTTCAGGCAGCTGGATCTCTGCGAACTCTGAGCCGGAGTAGTAACCGCTCTCGGTCATTACCAGCTGAGCCTCTGGAGGCAGAGCTTGCAGTGCCTGAATCATTTGTGCTACGGTGATGGTTGTTGCCATGTTGCTCTCCTTTTGTGTTTTGTCTAAGTTTCAATAGTATAGCAAAATGGAGAATTATGGTCAACCAATTTATGCGCTCCAAAAAGTTTCGCTAGACGGTGAGCAATAGTACGGAGTATCATAACGCTCCTGATACTCTTTGCCCGACATCATGTTCTTACGGGTTACAAAAGTTTCAAAAACTTCTACAACAAAACCCAGTTTACGCTTTTGCTCTGCTACTGTTTCAATGTAATCCTTAGTAACAGGATCAAAGTCCATTACTTGATAAAAACGCAGACCTGGCTTACTCTTACCATAACGATCGGCTTTTTTAACTCGCTTATCTGCTTTGTAAATTTCTAGGGTATATTCGGTAAGCTTGCTCATTGCGTATGCTCCTTATTAGTTACTGTACCAATATTATAGCAAATGGGCTCTTTTTGGTCAACCGCGATCTGTTGCTAGATCAGCAACAGTTGCTGATTATGCAACTGTTAACATATTAGCAGGCACGTTCCAGGTGGTATTGTTCTCACGCACCTTGACATTTTTTATGTTGATTTTAACAACATTTCCTTGATGTGTGCGCCCGGTACGTGGATGCGTGAATTGAACAACATCTCCTGGCATCAGTGCTCGTTTTGTTTCTTTGTTAATTTGACTGCGACGATACTTGATAGCATCTGCAATGCTAGAAAGTTGCTCGTTTGTAAACGAACCAAACATGATTGCTGAATTAACATCCTGAATAGAAAGTTGCGACATTGTCGACTCCCTCAAAGTTCACAGTACCGCTATTGTATATGATTGGGGAATTTTGGTCAACCAGTCACTGCCAAAGTTGCTGAATTATTGGGTCCTGAACTTCATGTGGTTTGGGCGATCCGTGAAACACCAACACAGCAGCGTCAGGACTGATGGTCACGCCGCTCTTGGGTTTGACTGCTTTTTTGCGCCGGAAATCAAATCCGCCGTCTAGGGCCTGCCAGCGAAAACTTTGGAACAGGTGATCAGGGAAAAATCTTTGATGTTCTATTTTCACTGTGGCAGTGATAAAATCTTGATCACCTGGATAGCGCCGGGATATTTCATCTACAGGATGGCGATCAAATTCTTGCCACACATAGTCAAATTTGGCCGCATTGAACCACATCACACTGCTGTTATAGGTGGTGCTGTGTCGTCGTTGAAGGTATCTAAAATCTCTAATGGCCCAAAACTTGTTGGGATCAATGTTGCGTATCCAATCTAGATTGCCCACAATCACTGTGTCAAGATCAAAATACAAAAGATTGCCGGTATGGAAATAGGAATTGAACATCTGTACTTTGTACCACCAGGCTCGTCGCGGTCCTCTCACCCGTGGCCAGTCAATTAGAGCATGTTTGATCATGTGTGGTGGCACTTCACGCTCGGCTTCAGTCCATACATGCCAACGTATTGGTCCAGTGATGTTGCGTTGAACCATGTTGTAGAGTCTGTCCACATAGGTCCAATCATAGGCTGTGCCGTGAATCACACAGCCGCAATCTATCACTGTGTCTCTAAAGCCGGTGCTATCCGTGGTAACCATTTTCCTCTTTTGATTTCTTCCAGTGTGTATTCGGTATGACAGATTTCAATCAGCCAGTTCACACGGTCCGGCACTGTCACTGTTTCAATTTGATCAATGTTGATGCTGACTGGATGTGCCAGACTGGTTTCATGCACAATCACTCTAGATCCTGCTATGGCTGCCTGCACGCCAGGACCGCTGTTGTAGTTGACCACGGCGTGATATCCATAGTCAATGTCAAAACTGTCATAGGTATTGATGATGCGGCGCGGCGATTCAATGGTAGTACCGGGTGGTAGGCGTTGAAAATCCAAGGTAGATCTGGGATGTGGTCTAATTATCACCGGTCTATCTGTGTGCTGTCTCAAATGTGTGACCACGTCTGTGATCCAAGACTCCAGGTCAACACCTTCAAGTTGCTGACTGCGTAGATGCTGTGCCGCTACCAAGATTTCCGGTCTTGCCTGCGATCTTTCTGCGAGACTCACACCCAGACGTCTTGGTCTATCTGGATCAAGATTATCATGATGTCCGTAGTAGCCCTGTGCAGTGATATTGTTCACACTGACCTTCCAGGTATATTCTCGATGCAGAGCTCCCACATCCAGAATTACCACGGGTCGGCCCAGATTGCGATAGTGTTGATACACTGCTTGATTGGGTCGCATGCGTCCGTTCCACAGCACTGACCAAATCACAGCAGCATCGCTGTCGCGACTGTTTTCTTGGGTGTCAATACCCGAAGCCTGAAACACATCCAAAACGGCTTCCATTACGGGACCACTGTTTAGAGCACACTGTTTAGGAAAATAGGCTATGGTTTTGATCATAAGTATCGCTATGAAATATTCAGTAGTTACCACCTTTCATCAAGACGGTTACAATCTGTATGGTCAACGCATGATCCAGACCTTTTTGCAAAATTGGCCACAAACAGTTCAATTAGTGGTGTATGCAGAAAATTGCAAAGTGGTTGAATCTGCTGCCAATCTCACAGTGTTGGACTTAGATTCAAATTGTCCGGATCTAGTGGCATTCAAGCAGCGTTGGCAAAACGTGCCCTATGCCACGGGAGATGTCAGTAATGATCCTGTGCGAAACAAAAGAAAAGATGCTGGCAAAGGATTCAAGTGGGATGCTGTGAGGTTTGCTCATAAAGTGTATGCGATTTTTCATTGTGCTCGTACTTCCCCAGCACAGTGGCTGTTGTGGATGGATGCTGATACTGTGTGCCACAGCGCGGTGTCTGAGCAAAAACTGAACGAACTGTGTCCAGATTCAGCTGAACTGTGTTATCTTGGACGACGCAACAAATTTTCAGAATGTGGTCTGTATGCCATGCATTTACCCAGTGCCGCGGTAAAGAATTTTCTTGCGGATTTCCAGAACTTTTATGACAATGCAGAGTCTGGCATCTTTACCTTGCCTGAATGGCACGACAGTTTTGTGTTTGATGCTGTGCGTAGTCGTCACAGTCTCAAGCAGCTGGACTGGAGCGGCAATCTCATAACCGGCGAAGGACATCCTTTGATCAACAGTGCCTGGGGTGCATACCTTGACCATCTCAAGGGCAAACGTAAAAAAACAGGCAGAAGTTTGCCAAATGATCTAGTGGTCAAGAGAAACGAGGCCTATTGGAAATGAAAAGTTTTATTATCTGTCTTAGCAAAATTGAATCCAGTATGTCTACAGCAGTGCAATTACAACAGCAGTTGAAAGACTACAACATGCCTGTTGAACTGTTTGAAGGCACCTATGGCAACCAAGGGGTTGAGCTGTTGCAGCAGGAACAGCGAACCATCCATCCTTTTGGTATCAAAGGGCCCAACCCTGCACCGATCAGCGATGAAGAACAAGACAAACAACGCAGAAAAATACTGGTACCTGGAGTGATTGGATGCTTCTACAGCCACTTCCGGCTGTGGCAACGATGTGTAGAACTTGATGAATCTATAATGATTTTTGAAGATGACATTGTGCTGTCAAGGCCTTACATTCCAGTTAAGTTTCAAGATGTGTTGGTGGTGGCCTTGGGTCATCCCACCAAGAGCGAACGCTATATGCCGTATCTCACCGATCCTGAAGACGAGCCCAAGGCCAGTGGATATGCATCTGCATCCATGCCTGGATGTTGTGGTTACGCCATACATCCACACGCAGCCAAAAAGTTAGTTACAACCTACGCCAAGACCTTTTTGCCCGCAGACAATGCTATCAATCAACATCATGTCACCATTGAGATCCACAACTACATCATGGGCATTGCTCTAATCAAAAAAGATGGCAAGAAAAGCCTAACCAGAACAAAATTTTGGGGCACCTATCAATGAACCAACACAGTTGTTTTGTAGTGTCAAACAAGCCACACATTTTTCCACAGATACAAAACAGCTTAGAGAGTGAGCCAGTGACCTATTTTGATGGTCAGGGCTTTGACTCATTCAGTAGATTGGTCAACTGTTGTGTGGCTTCGGCATCAACAGAAATTGTGGTAGTAATGTCTGACAAAGTACGTCCCACCAAACACCATGTGCGCAAAATTGTTGACCTGGTGCAACAAGGTTTTGGTTTGGTTGGGCTGTATCGTTTTGGATTTTTTGGATTCAAAAAACAGCTCATGAGGCAGATAGGCATGTTCGATGAAAGATACGTGGGCGGCGGTTACGAAGACGACGACATGTATATTCGTCTCAAAGAAGCCAACATTGCCATGTACATCACACAAGAAGTAGAGTATGAAAAATCACGATCTAGCTGGGACTATGCCAGAGCCAGGCCGCACTTTGAGGCCAAGTGGCTGGCAGTCGACCGACCTGGCTATGATCCCACAGCCAAACCCAGTGCTGAGTTTGTGACACGCCGGCTGCCAGAACAAACCTATCACCATGATCTTGGCCCTGCTGTGCCCACTGTGTTCTTACCTTGGCATCGCAGTGTGATTGCCACAAACAAAGCCAAAAAATACATTTGAGGACCATCAATGAGCAGTGTTATCTTAAATCATATTCCCGGAATTGAAAACCACAGCTATCTTGAATTGGGCGTGTTTGACAATCAAAACTTCAACGCCATTCAATGCCGCAACAAGTTTTCAGTTGACATCAACGGCGAGGCCATGTACACCGGCACAACTGATCAATACTTTGAGCAACTTGAGCCTGACACCAAATTTGATATAATTTTTATTGATGCCAATCATGACTATGACTGTGTTGTTCGTGACTTCAACAACAGCATAGATCATGCCACCAAGTGGATTGTGATACATGACATGATACCGCCCAGCAAGAAGTTCACACAAAGCAAGTTTTGTTCTGACTCGTTTAGATTGCTGAGTTTTCTATTGCAACAAACTGATTTGACAATCTATGTTATGAACAACAATTTTGGGTTGACTTTTGTGAGAATGCCTGCTGCCAAGATAGCTCCGCCAGATCATTATGCTGCTCTTAGCTATGACGAATTTGCTGACTACATTGCCACAGTAAAATTGTATTCCGATCAAGAAATAGTAGACATTTTAAAGGCCAATCATGTTTAATGGATCAAGAATATTTGTAAGCGGGGCCACTGGATCATGGGGACAGACCTTGATTTCACTGTTGTTGAGCAATCACGACGTGGGAGAAATTGTGTGTTTTTCGCGTGGCGAATTGCAGCAGGTGTTGATGCGTAGAAAATTCAACAGCCCGAAACTGCGGTTTGTGATTGGCGATGTGCGTGACTATAATGCAGTATTGGCTGCCACGCAAAACATTGACTATGTGTTTCATCTTGCTGCGCTCAAGCATGTACCGGTGTGCGAGGAAAACGTTCAAGAAACTATAAAAACCAACATCACCGGTACCACAAACATAGTCAATGCTGCCATTGCTAACCGCGTGAAAAAAGTCATAGATGTAAGCTCAGACAAAGCAGTTGAACCAATCAATCTCTATGGCATGACCAAAGCCGTGGGAGAAAAAACCATTGTGCAGGCCAATGATCTCAGTGACTATACTAGATTTGTGTGCATACGAGGCGGCAATGTCATGGGCAGCAGTGGTTCGGTCATTCCCTACTTTATTGAACAAATCCGTGCAGGTGGTCCCATAACCATCACTGATCGCAGAATGACAAGATTCTTTCTCACTCTTGAGCAGGCCATTCATTTGTTGTTCAAGGCCAGCATTGACAGCATTGGCGGCGAAACTTTTGTCATGAACATGCCCAGTTGCTATATCAAAGATCTAGCCCAGGTGCTGATGCACAGATATGGCACTGTTGAAATTGTAGAAACAGGAATGCGCCCAGGAGAGAAACTTGATGAAATGTTGATATCACATCACGAAGCGCAGCTCACACGGTGTTACGATGATCACTACTTTGTGACCTTGCCTGCCAACTACAATCAGGCCTTGGCCACTAGATATCAGGATCATGCAGCATTTCCTTACAGTGAATTTTCATCAAAAACCAAAATCATGAACCAAGAAGAAATCAAGACCATGTTAGAGAAAGGACGATTCATATGAAAATTCTAGTTGTTGGCAGCAACGGCATGGCCGGCCACATGATCACTGATTACTTGCAACAAAAAAACTACAATGTGTTCACAGTGGCCAGACACAGTGCTACCTACTGTGTGGACATTGAAGATACCCGAGCCACCACAGAACTATTCGCAGAATTCCGTGACAATTTTGCCTATGTGATAAACTGTGTGGGCCTGTTGGTCAAAGACAGCAATCACTATCCTGATCGAGCCACGATTGTCAATGCCTGGTTTCCACATCTGCTGGAAGCAACTTTTCGAGGATCCAGCACCAGGGTGATTCACTTGTCAACTGATTGTGTGTTTGATGGAAGTCAGGGCTATTACAAAGAGCACGATGTGCCGACCGAAACAAACTTTTATGGTCGTAGCAAATCTTTGGGCGAGCTTGACAACGACAAAGACATCACATTGCGCATGAGTATCATAGGACCTGAAATCAAATCCACTGGCACAGGGTTGTTGCAATGGATCCTGAACAATCCAGATTCAGAGTTAACAGGCTGGGACAATGCATTGTGGAATGGCATGACAACCTTGCAATTGGCCAAGTGCATTGAACAGTATATTCACAATCCGCGGATAAGCGGAATATATCACTTGGTCAACAATAATGTCAATATCAGCAAATATGAACTGCTGTGTAAGGTAAATGATATTTACGGTTTGAGCAAAACTGTGCTGCGCGGTAAAGGTCCCAAGAACATAAACAAAATCTTGGTTGACACCCGAATGGGGTTGTCATTTGACATTCCCGAGTACGATCAACAACTCAAAGAACTCAGAGATTGGTTTTGAAATTGTAGTCATGATCATGCTCAAAATCTACCACTGATCCAGCATATTGTTCTATCAATTCCAACGCACGCCCTGATTGCCATTCTTCATTGGTAAACTGTGACCAGGCTAGATGTTCGTGCCATTGATCTCTCAAGACGGGCTCACTGGGGTTTTGCCAATCTTGCAAAGACTGTGCTCCAGCTGCCCAGGTTATGCAGGGATGCAGGCTTATGGCTTTTTTACCATACCACAATGCTTCAGCAGTGATTGCTGATCCCTGTGCCACTACCAAATCTGCCCAGTACAAGTCTTGGAACAGCGTGGCCCATCTTGCTCCACTTTTTTTAATTTTGTATCGTATGCGCACATCAGCGCCGGGAAATTGTCTAGCCATGTGTTCTGCCCATTGCCAACCATCCTCAGGGCTCCAGATTGGTGCTGTCATGGCGCTGGGTGCTATCAATACATTTTTTACTTGTCGTACTTTCCAGGGATGCTTATCCAGTTGCATCACCGACCATCGCGAATGCGGCATAGGTCGCAACTTGATATTGGCCCACCCATTGATGCTGTATCTCCACAACCATCGTGTTTTGAACAGGTGATTGCCCACATATCCTCTACCAATGTATATTGCAGGTTGTTTTTGATTCAACCATTTTTGAACATGTACGTGTGTCAGCACACTGCCGGTTATGATAGGTTCCAGGGGATCAATATCTTCCAGTGAATTTTTAACCACAACATTGGACCAATCCTTGAACCAAGGATTTTCATCGTAGTCTGATTTCAAAACCTGGTATATCATACGTAGGTTTTGATATGCGCCCAGCACTGGCCGTTGGACAATTCGTCAAAACTCCAGTGTGACATTGACAAACGTTGAATCCAGGCATCACGATCTGGCATCACAGGGTTTTCAATATTGGCCAAGTCAACATTGGCCACAGGCAGAGCCTGACTGTGTTGCGGTTCAGGATCGGTCACAAAAACCGGAATACCTTCAATGGCGGCAGCTACGCCAGGGCTGCTGTTGTAGGTAATCACAGCATGAGCATTGTTTAAATCATCCAATATACTGCTGTGGCGACTCACACGCCACGATGAGCCACGCACTGTGAGATACACAGGTGCTTGCTTGTCCCCAGGATGACCTCGTACCACTATGGGTCTTTGAGTATAGCGTCTAAGAGTTTTAACAGTTTGTGTGAGCCAGTCCATGACACCTAGACCACGCATGCTCCAACCGCCGTTGCGTTGTGTGCATATCAGCACATGATTGCCGTTGCGTCGCCAAGGCTTAAGCACGATACCGGTTCGTTGACTGATTTGCAGCCAACGTGCAGGATCTGGTGTGTGATCAAAATAACAACCTGTGGTGGGAAACACACCGTCAAAACTGTAACGATGATATGTTACCGGTGTTGCTGGTGCGCTATAGTTGAATAAATTGCTGTCTACAATGAGAGTGCGGCGCCCTAGACGCAGTTGATTGTGATACACTGCCTCTCTCAGTTGCAGATGCGCACTGCGTTTGCCATGTTCGTGACTCCAGCCCTGTATCATGGCCACATCTGCGTCAACAATATCAGTGCCAGTATGTAGAAGACCTTGATCACCTTGAACACACACTCCATCAATGAATCTTTGAAGGATTTCAACCTTGTGAGGATTCTTTTGTTGATTAGGGATTGCTGACAGATAGGCTACTACTTTCATTGTAGACTGGCCCAAAAATTTTCGTTCGCTTGCACACATTCATCCAGGGCGTTTTCATACGTCGTAGCACGTTGCACAGCGTCTCGCCAGCTTTCGCGTTTTTCCAACACCGCGGGTGCGTGACGGAAAAACTGAAACTTACTGCTCCATACTGATGTCAGCACCACTCGTTTACCCAGCAAAGTTCCCCAATACACCCCGTGATAACTGTTGGTCAAGATGATATTGGCGCTGCCCAGCAGTTCTATGGTCTGTTCAACATTGCTGCCTGAGTTGACAAATCTAGGAATACTATCAGGTCCAAAATCCTTGATCAACTGTTTTTTGTGTTCAAACCAAATTACATCATTGCGGATGCTGTAGGTTTTTCGCAGTGCAGGATGCATACAACTGGCACAGGGTACCCAGTCATATCTGTTGTAGCCTATGTCATCGCGCAGTCCCACCCTGTCAAAATTGGCCAAGGCTTTGCTGTAACGCAAATCTGCAGCATCGGACACTGGATCTCCATTGTGCCCGGCTCCCCACACATGTTTGAGTGCTGGATTGTTTTCAATGTTGGCCAGGCAATTTGAAATCAAGCCATGATACTGCTGATTGAAATTGTTCCACATTTCTTGATAGCGTGAATCACTCAACCTCCATGCATCTTCGTGCATACGCTCCAGCTGCAACCGATCAGGACTGTTGCACAACATCTGTGCTGCGTCACCAATGAACTGATTGCCAAACAGACCGCCACCGCCAAGGATTATGGGTACACCTGTGGGATATGATTCCTTGTACAGGTCGGCCGCATCCACAGTTTGATATTGATCGCTGTCGAGAAAATATTGCAGAGGGTTGCTGGCCACGTCGCCCACGTTGTTGGAATCTTTGCGATTAACCACTATGTATTGAATAGTCATACAGTTTCCTGAAGTATTTGCCACACCGTACCATTTCGCATTTCGTCAACACGAAACTGTCCGTAGGCCAGGTGACTGGCCCACTGAGTCAGTAAATCTGCGTCAGGGTAGAAAGGTGTTTCAATCCGGGCGAGATCCTGCAAAGCCACTGGTGCGGCAGCATTGGCCGGAGCCAACACAAACGCCGGTATCCCATTGAAAATAGCTTCAGTGGCGGCTACACTGTTAAAAGTTACCAAGGCAAACACATCTTGTTCTACCAAGGCCTGCTGCAGAGTATTGACATGAGTACGCTGTTTGCGCTGAGAAGCACGTTCACGTACCACTATGGGTCTGTCAGTGTACATAGCTATCTGTTGTTTGGTGTCTGCTATCCACTGGTCACGATCTATGCCGTAAAATTTACAAGGTTTTTCATCCGGAGCAGCAATCATTATGCTGCGGCCCTGGCGACGCCATGGTGCAAATTTTTTGTAAGAGAAATAAGTATGCCAACGATGTTCGGATCTTGCAATCAAGTCATGATGTTGTAGATTGTTTTTGACTATTCTATGCCATAGCTTCCAACCATGAGGGTTGTGAGCTGTGATTTCGTTGCCAAAATATCCTGTGTCAACATAATAGAACGTTCTTCCGTCGTTCCAACAACGTTGCATGATCTTGTGCTTGAGTATGCCACGCAACACTATGGGTTCTAAACTGTCTTCATAGACAAAATCCTGTGTGGCAGTGGGCTTGCGGCCCATGCTGGCTGCTAGTGTGTTGATATAAGTGTCCTGACCATCTTTGCTGAGAAATATCATTTCATGTGCTGTTGACAATATTCGGTATAGATGCGCTCTCTATGCCATTCTTCCGATTGTGGTGTGTCGGCGAACTCGTGAAAACACGGTGTACCCAGTGTATAGTGCAGCAGTTTTGCATCTGGATTGGCTCCGTATTCATCTGGTAACCAATTCCATTCTGGCGCTAGCTCACCAATGCGATCATCTTCCAGCCATGAGAATCTATGCAGGAAACTGCCT